CTAATGAGAAGGGGGCCTTGTGCCCCCTTTTCTTTTAATGTATATTGGCTTCGGGGTAATTCCGCCCTATTCACACACAGGAGTACACACATGAATCCATTTGAATTGCGCTTCCAAATGCTGCAAACAGCCCGTGAGATGCTTGAATCAGAGTATCACGCCAAGAAATCGCATGATGAACCCGCGACTTGGCCTACTCTTGAGCAAGTTTTAGAACGAGCAAAAGCGTTAAACAGTTTTGTAAGCGAGAAATGATAAAGGGGGCCTTGTGCCCCCTTTTCTTTTGGTGTATATTGAAGACATCCCGAGACTCATCGGTGTATCAAACAGGCTCGGCTGACCTCATGCAGATTGATACACTACAACGCATGTATAGGAGATCCTCATGGGATTCGCAACTCACCTTGGCCCTTGGTTGTTGGGCACTGTTAAAAATACAACTGGCACTACCGCAGGCACTATCCGTAATATGGGGGCAACGATTGTTTCTCAGTCGTACACCGTAGCTACAGCCACTATCTTGGCATCCCCAGCCGCAGTACAAATGTTTACTTTGCCTGCTGGCGCACAAATTATGCGTTTTGATATTTATGTAATTACTGCTTTAACTGGCGCTAGTAATTGCGGCGTTGTAATCGGTACATCGGGTACATCCAACTTCTACATGACTACGCTGAACACTGGAACATCAGTGGTTCAAGTCTCTCCTGCAACGATTGCTGCGGCTACCGTTGCTTCTAAGACCAACAACGTAGGAACAACTGACGCAATCATCTACGGTACGTTCACAGCAGCTACTGCTGATGCAACTGCGGGTTCAATCGTTGTGTCGGTTACATACACTGTCCGTGACTCTGACGGTTCTGCTAACCCAACCGCCACTCAACAATAATTGATCTGGGGGGCTTCGGCCCCTTTTTAAAAGGAGATTGATTATGCCAATGCAGACGGATGTACAAGCGGCGCACTTAAGTGCGGCGGGTTCTTACTATGTAGGACGCACACGGTTGAAGGGTATTGTTGTCAGTCCTAAAGCCAGCACAGCCTCAACATTTGAGATTAGAAACGGAAGCGCTACAGCAGCCGTTCTTTACACAATGGATATTGCAAGTCTTGCAACGCCAAACACGTTCTATGTCTTAATTCCCGGCGAGGGTATTTTGGCCTCTACGGGGCTACATTTAACAACAAGTGTTGGTACGGTAACAGGTATCACAATATTCTATGGCTAAGAAGACTCCCTCCCTTGCGATTGGTCGCGGTGAAAAGCTACCAGCTTCAAAGGGGGCGGGCTTGACTGCCAAAGGCCGTGCTAAGTACAACGCAGCAACAGGAAGCAACTTAAAGGCTCCACAGCCCCAAGGCGGCCCGCGTAAGAAATCGTTCTGCGCTCGTATGTCCGGTATGCCCGGCCCGATGAAAGATGAAAAAGGTAAGCCTACCCGCAAGGCGGCTTCTTTAGCAAGATGGAAATGTTAGGAGTAAATCATGGATGAAGACTATCAATTACCCAACGAAAATTCTTTCAGAATAAGCAAAGATGCGGCGGGCAATCCTGTCTATACGCACAATAATGTTGCTTTGCCCAAAGACGTTTTTGACCAAAGAAGTCAGGCGTCTACAAATGCAATCAATGCCATGGATCAGGCCTCTAAAAATGAAATCAATGCCATGAGAAATAGCGTTACGCCCGGTTTTGATGATGATCCAGACATGATGGCTATGCAAGCAAAGGTTCAGGCAAAACAAGCCGCAATCCAGGCCGCAAAGAAGCCAATCAAAAAAGCAAAAGGTGGGGCAATTAAAAGTTCGGCTTCTAGGCGTGGCGACGGCATTGCCCAGCGCGGCAAAACAAAAGGGCGGATGTGCTGATGGACCTAAACACAATCTGGTCAGCTGCACTGTCTCTTGCAATGGGGGCAGTGTGGTTCTTCATTCGTGAAAAGTTTGAAGAGCTGTCCCGCCTAAGTATTTTGTTGAACAAAACACGCGAGGAGATTGCCCGTGATTACGCAACTAACGCAGAAGTGCAGAGAATTACTGACCACATTGACCAGCGCTTTAACCGGCTTGAAGCAAAAATTGACCAGCTTATTCAAGCGGGGAAGTGATGCCGAGCACAAGTAAGAAGCAACACAATTTCATGGAAGCCGTGGCCCACAGCCCGGAATTTGCCAAGAAAGCAGGAGTCCCACAGTCTGTGGGCAAAGAATTCAGCAAGGCCGACAAAGGCAAAACATTTAAAAGAGGTGGTGAGATGGCAGAATCTAAAGCAATGATGAAGAAAGAAGTTTCTTTCATGAAGAAAAAAGGCGCTCCCGCCTCTATGCTCAAGCATGAATCTGCTGAGATGGAAGGCATGAAAAAGGGCGGCAAGATCAAGAAGATGGCTATGGGCGGTATGACTGCTCCTGCGCCAGCTGGTGCCCCTATAGACCCCCGTAAAGCCGCCATGATTGCCAAGGCAATGCGCGGTCGCCGTCCAGGTATGGCGCCAGCTGCTGCAATGCCTCCTGCTGCTCCTGGTATGAAAAAAGGTGGAGCTGTCTATACCCGTGCAGCTGATGGCGTAGCATCTCGCGGCAAAACCAAGGGCACCCAGATCAAGATGGCCATGGGCGGCAGCACCAAGAAATATTGTTAATTTGACTATAACAGTAGTTACAGTGGAGTAATCATGGGACGCTTTACAAGACATGGAATGGACGATCAACCGCTTGAGGGTGGCGGTCGTGGCGGCGGTGGCGGAAGTGGAGTAGGCGCTAAAATTGCAGGCGCTGGAATAACCGGCGCTGTACTTGGAACCGCTTATAAAGGGCTGGAAAAAGCGCAAAATAGGGCTGATACCGCTCAAGCTGAAAAAAACCAAAAAGAAAAACAAATGGTTCAAGAAGCTGACGATGCCAAGATGCAGACCAAAAAAGACAAGGCCTACAACGCTGCTAAAACCTATCCTGAGAACTTTGCAAAAGGCGGAACTGCATCTTCTCGCGGGGATGGCATTGCCAAGCGCGGTAAAACGCGCGGAAAGATGTGTTGATATGAGAGTTTCACGCGGCATGGGGGATATCAATCCCTCTAAGATGCCTGGTTCAAAGCGTAAGGCTCGCCGGGATAATACAGACTTCACTGAGTACGCTAAGGGTGGTGAAGTTTGGGATAAGCCGCGACCTGACTCTCTTGGCGCCCCCAAGAAGCTATCTCCAGGCAAAAAAGCTAAAGCCAAAGCGGCAGCCAAGGCAGCTGGTCGGCCATATCCTAATTTGATTGACAACATGAGGATGGCTAAATGAGCACTACAGGCTCAACAGCATTCAACATGGACTTTACGGAGCTCGCTGAAGAGGCTTGGGAACGTGCTGGCCGTGAGATGCGTAGTGGATACGACTTGCGTACAGCGCGTCGGTCAATGAACCTGATGACCATTGAGTGGGCAAATCGCGGGCTGAATATGTGGACTATTGAGCAAGGCATGTTCACCATGACGCCTGGTCTAAACACATACGCCCTGCCATCTGACACCATAGACCTGTTAGACCATGTTATTCGCACCGGTGCCAATGTGGCCTCTACCCAGGCCGACCTGAGCATTACCAGGATCAGTGTGTCGACCTATGCCACCATCCCAAATAAACTGACCCAAGGTCGCCCTATCCAAGTTTGGATTCAACGTCTATCTGGTGAAGTTAACCCTACCGACTTGGCTTTAAACGGCGCAATAACAGCCACTGATACAACAATTACGTTGGACTCTGTTGTTGGTCTGGCTGCCTCCGGCTACATCCGACTGGATACTGAAGACATTTACTACACTTACATTGATGGCAATTCTTTGGGCGGTGTATTTCGCGCGCAGAACAATACAACGGCAGCAACACACATAACCTTGACTGCTGTTTACGTTCCGCAGCTGCCCGCTGTAACTGTTTGGCCAACCCCAGATTCATCGCAGACTTACCAGTTTGTTTATTTCCGCTTGCGTCGGATTCAAGATGCTGGTAGCGGTATCCAGACCCAGGACATGAACTTCAGGTTCTTGCCGTGCATTGCTGCTGGCCTGGCCTACTACATAGCCATGAAACAACCAGAACTGCAAGGCCGTATGGATATGCTCAAGGCTATCTACGACGAACAGTTCAACCTAGCAGCAGGCGAAGACCATGAGAAAGCCACCTTGCGCTTGGTGCCTCGCATGGCCTTTATTGGCGGAGGCGCTATTTAATGACAACGCCATACGCATCAGGTAAATACTCAATTGCTGAGTGTGATCGGTGCGGGCAGAGATATAAACTTAAGCAGCTCAAAGTTGAAATCATCAAGACAAAGCTGTACCAGCTAAAGGTTTGCCAATCCTGTTGGGATCCTGACCAACCTCAGTTGCAGCTTGGCATGTATCCAATCAATGATCCACAGGCTATTTATCAGCCAAGACCGGATACCACCTATGTGGCAGCAGGTGTTAACTTGAGTGGATATCCAACCGGTGGATCGCGGGATATTCAATGGGGATGGGCGCCAGTTGGTGGTGCGCAGCAATTTGACAGCGTTTTGACGCCAAACTACTTGGTGGCAACGGCAAGTGTTGGTACAGTCGCTATATCGGTAACATAGGAGTTAAAAATGGACAAGAAACAAGTGAAAAGAATTGCTGATGTTGAAGCAAAAAAAATAGTGAAGGGTCACGAAGGCCGTATGCACAAAATGGCAAAAGGCGGTGTGACCACTGACCAAATGAAAGCTGTTGGGCGTAATATGGCCCGCGCTAATAATCAAGGGAGCAAGTAATGGCCAAGTTCAGCGACAAACGAATGGGTAAAGAAGTTGGTGATGCCCGCGTCTACGCAAAGCCCCATACTATGTCTGGTGGCGCTGCTAAGACAGATGTGCCCACAGAAAGTGGCGCTCAATTCATGACCCAAATGAACCCGTCAGTTGGCGGGATTAGCAAGGGAAACTACCCGGCCACTAAAACCGACGGCATTAAAATGCGCGGCACTGGTGCAGCTACAAAGGGTGTGATGTCTAAAGGCCCAATGGCTTGAGATTTACATGACATACACCGAACTGATCACCGCTGTTTCTGATTACTGCGAAAACACGTTCCTAAATACTCCGTCACAACCGGATATGGATACGATGATTCGTCAGGCGGAGCAGCGCATTTTCAATTCTGTTCAGGTAGCGTATTTTAGAAAAAACATGCTTGGGACTTTGACAATTGGCAATAAGTATTTATCCACACCAGATGATTTTTTGTCGCCATATTCTTTGGCTGTCATTGAGGACTACGGCACAGCTCAGGAAAATTATCTTTTCTTGCTGAACAAGGATGTAAACTTTATTCGAGAGGCGTATCCTGGCCCTGCCGATACTGGACTTCCTAAGCATTATGGAATCTTTGGCCCTACAACAACAGCTGGTCCAACCCCAGCCATTACCAATGAGTTGACGTTAATTTTGGGGCCATCGCCTGATGCAACTTACAAAGTTGAGCTGCACTACTATTACTATCCAGAATCCATAGTAGATTCAACTACTGGCCATTCCTGGTTAGGCGATAACTTTGACATTGCGCTTTTCTCCGGCACCATGATGGAGGCAATCACTTATATGAAGGGTGAGCCTGACCTGGTTGCGCTGTACAAAACACGGTACGAAGAGGCTATGTTCCTGCTTAAGAACTTGGGTGATGGCAAACAACGTATGGATGCATACCGCGATGGCCAGGTTAGGAATCCCGTCATATGACAATTGTTCAAACTCAAACCACCAGCTTCAAAAAGGAGCTGTATCAGGGCATCCACGATTTGGACACAGATGTGCTCAAGATTGCCTTATACACAGCCAACGCGGACTTGAACGCAAGCACAACAGCCTACAGCTCATCCAATGAAATCACGGGTACTGGATATACAGCTGGCGGCCAGCTTATTTCAAATGTAGTGATTAGTTCAGAAAATTACACGGCTTATGTAAGCTTTGATAATCCATACTGGAGCCCCGCCTCATTCACAACCAGGTGCGCGTTGATCTATAACGTCACAAAAGCAAACCGCTCAATTGCTGTTTTAGACTTTGGATCAGATAAGACTTGTACAGCAACATTTCTCATTACGATGCCAGCAAACACGGCAACAACAGCACTTATTAGGAGTTCAAATTGATCGTAACCACAACCAAAGGCGACATGGATGACTCTCTGCTTGAAAAGCGGGAAGGCGCAGTCGATAATGACAATGAACTCACCACATGGGTTGAGTATTGGCAGGAGGGTGAGCTTGTTCATCGTTCTGTGCATGTGACACTGAAAAAGATGCCCGTCTTTGGCGGCGGCGAAACCCAATCAATTGGCTAAAGGAGAAATAAAGTGGCAAATACCCAATCAATGTGTACCTCTTTCATGAGTGAGTTAATGCTTGGTCAACACCAGCTTGGCACTGCAACGCTTGTGTCTCGCGGCAGCTTGACTGCGCCAACTACCGATACTGTAAAAGCAGCTTTGTTCCTCACATCAGCAACTATCAATGCGGCGACTACGGTATATGCTGCTACTGGAGAAGTCTCTGGTACAGGTTATACCGCTGGCGGTGTGACGGTAACGAATGCAACGGCTCCAACTTCAACCAACAGTTCAGCAACGGCGGGCGTTGCGTATTGGACTCCTTCAGCGTCAATTACCTATACAACGGTGACACTGACCACGGCGTTTGACACAGTGCTGCTGTACAACTTTACACAGTCTCTCAAGGCTATCAGTGTCCACACGTTTGGTTCACAGACCATCACGGCGGGTACTTTCACCTTGACAATGCCATCAAACACCACATCAACCGCTTTATTGCGTTTGGCAACTACTTAAGGGTAGGTCATGTCTCTCGGCTGGGGCGACAGCACTTGGGGCGCAAACGGCTGGGGCGGCACTCTTGAGATAACGGGGGATGTAGCAACAGGAACCGTAGGGACGGTCACGCCTAATCGGACTGTTGCGCTGAGTGGGGTTCTGGCTTCGGGAAATGTTGGGGATGTTGTTGAGACAAACAACCCAACGGAAGACGGCAATATTGCTTACGGAGATGTTGGCAGCGCAGCACCTGTTCTCACAATTGCTTTAACTGGTGTGGCGGCAACAGGAGCGGTTGGTACAGTTGACCACAGCAAGGATGTTGCCCTGACCGGCAACGTGGCAAGTGGGGAGGTAGGCACGGTTTCTCGGGGCGTTACTTCCTTGGCCTTGACGGGAGTGGAGGCTTCTGGTTTTGTAGGGACGGTTACCCACGGCAAAGAAGTTGTGCTAAGTGGGGATACGGCGGCAGGTGCAGTTGGTACGGTTGTTCAAAGCGCCTTGGTTGTTTTAACGGGTGTTGAGGCACTGGGGGTTGCAAATGCGGTCATTGTTCCGATTCCAAGCAATCAAGCAAATGGTGCAGTTGGGTCGGTAGGTTATGAGCTGGTCATTGAATTGACTGGTAACGCTTCCACGGCGGCTGTTGGATCAGTTGCTGTAGGTGCAAGAACATTTGGACTGACAGGGAATCAGGCTTCAGGAACAGTAGGGTCTGTGATTGCTGTTTATTGGGCAATCATAGATGACAGCCAGACTCCAAACTGGCAAAATATCAGTAACCCGCAAACTCCCGGCTGGTCGCTGATTGATGACACGCAAACCCCGAATTGGGAAGAAATTGAGGTAACAACATGACGACAGCATATACATCACTCTTAGGTCTGGCGCTCCCCGTTACGGGAGAGCTGTCCGGCACTTGGGGCGACACGGTAAATATCAGCATCACCTCGCTGCTTGATTCAGCCATTGCAGGTACTCAAACACTTACTGCCGACACCACGCTGACTACAACCACGGGTGCAGCAAATACATCACGACAGGCGATCCTGCTGTGTTCACCGGCTTCAGCAAACATCACGATCACGGCTCCTGCGCAGTCCAAGATTTACACGGTTATCAACACCTCTGCTGTTTATACGGTAACGATTCGTGGCGTTGGCCCGACTACTGGTGTGACCTTGGCTGTCAGCGAGTCGGCTGTTGTGGCGTGGAACGGCACAGACTTTATCCGTATCAGCAGCAATAGCGCCACCACTGGTAACTTTACCGTCAATGGAAACCTGACCGTCACTGGAACATCTGCGCTGAACGGAATCACAACACTTGGCGCTGCTTTAGTTGGCCCTGCCAGTGCTACGGTTTTCAACACGGTCAGCACAACGGTCAATGCCTTTGGCGCAGCCACCACGCTGAACATTGGCGCAGCTACGGGTACGCTGACCGTGGCAAACACCACGTTGGCTGCAAAAGCAATTACAGCGTCCACCACCCTGACTGTCACAGGTGCTGGATCAATACAAGGACTCACCGTAGGTAAGGGTGCTGGTGCTGTTGCCAACAACACAGTGGTTGGTAGCGGCGCATTGGGGACGGTAAATACTGGAGCTTTTAACGATGCTTTTGGTTTTAATTCCCTTAGCTTAAACACTTCGGGAACACTTAATACAGCAATAGGTTCTGGCACTTTGTTTTCAAATACCACTGGCGCATCTAATGTGGCGGTAGGAAGACAAGCCCTTCAAGCCAACACCACCGCATCTAACAACACTGCTGTGGGCTATCAAGCCGGGTATTCAAATACTTCTGGCGCAGTAACGGCGTTTGGTAATCAAGCGCTGTACGCGAACACCACGGCTGGCGGCAATGCTGCTTTTGGTGATAGGGCGGCAGCAAACAACACCACGGGCAACTCCAATCTTGCCGCAGGAACAGTTGCTTTACTTGCTAACACAACAGGTAATCAAAACACGGCTCTGGGCTATGCTGCTCTTACGGCAAACACCACCGCCAACGCGAACACCGCCGTGGGGTATCAAGCTGGGTATAGTAATACGACTGGTGTAGCAAATACATCTTTGGGCCATCTTGCTTTGTATGGTGTTATATCTGGTCAAGAAAATACCGCTGTTGGTGCGGGTGCTTTGTACACCAATACGGGCAACTACAACTCGGCTTTTGGTAGACAGGCCATGTATTTGCACCAAACAGGAGCCAATTGCACAGCAGTAGGGTATCAAGCCCTCTACTCCAACACCACCGCATCAAACAACACTGCTGTAGGGTATCAGGCGGGGTATACAAATACAGTTGGTGTAGATTGCACCTTTATCGGTAGGCAAGCAGGATATTCCACTACTGGTAGCAACAACACATTTATTGGTAAAGATTGCGGTCAGTCAAATACTAGCGGAACTAACAATACTTATGTTGGTTATAACGCTGGATATAGTTTTGCAACTACAGGAACAGGAACTAACAACTCAGCACTAGGCTATAACGCATTATTTTATTTGTCATCAGGTTCTTCTAATACTGCTATTGGTCAGTCTGCTTTATTCAATAACACCACAGCATCTAACAACACTGCTGTAGGTTATCAGGCTGGGTACAGTAATACGACTGGTACACAAATTGCCGCCTTTGGTGCTGTAGCGGCACGTTCAAATACCACCGCAAATTACACAACTGCTTTTGGTAATCAGGCTTTATATTCAAACACAACTGGTGACGGTAATGTGGGTATGGGCATAAATGCTTTATACACAAATTCTACTGGTGCAAGCAATACGGCAATTGGTGGTTTTGCACTCCAAGCCAACACCACAGCATCTAACAACACTGCTGTGGGGTATCAGGCTGCTTTTAACAGTACCGGAGCAGGTATAAATGCTTTTGGAGTAGAGGTTTTATACGCCAATACTACCGGTGTTGGGAATAGTGCTTTTGGAGGTTTACACACCTCAGTTTTAGCTGCTGCACTAAGAGCTAATACTACCGGTTCTTATAATGTGGCTTTTGGTACGGGGGCTCTTTCATCCAACACCACATCCAGTTACAACACTGCTGTAGGGTATCAGGCAGGGTATAGTTTAACTACTGTTGGTTACAATACTGCCATTGGTCATTCCGCAATGTTGAATGCAACTACCGCACAAGAGACTGTGGCTGTTGGTCAAAATTGTATGGGTAGCGGAATCTTAACAGCCAACTTTAATACTGGAGTGGGTGCGGCTGTTATGTACCCAATTACTACTGGAGCGTCAAATTTTGGTGGTGGTTATACCGCACTTAGAAATAACACAACTGGAAGTTATAACGTTGCTGTAGGCGCAGCAGCCCTTTATACAAACACCACTGCCAGCACCAATACCGCCGTGGGATATCAGTCACTTTATTCCAATAACACAGCTGCTCAAAACACCGCTGTTGGTTACCGTTCTGGCGCTACAACAAATGCAATCAGAGGTACTTTTTTAGGTTATGCCGCAGGAGAAAATAACACTGGACTAGGTAATACCATGATTGGTTCTAGTGCTGGAGTTGGAGCCGCAACAGGTTGTACTGGTAGTAATAATATTGCAATTGGTCCTTGGTATGACGGCAATCAAGAAGGCCCACTTTCAGCATTTACAAGCGGCTCGATAAATATTGCAATGGGATATGGCTCTTTAAAGTTTTTAACTACTGGAGGCCAAAATGTTGCAGTTGGTGCAATGTCAGGAAATCAGGTAACCACTGGTACCCTTAATTCGTTAGTTGGTTATAACGCAGGACAATCAATTACAACTGGCTCTAACAACGTCATTATTGGCGGGTACACAGGCTCTGCCGCACCCATCTCTGCTACTGGTAGCAACTACATTGTGCTGTCTGATGGTGGTGGTAATGTCAGGGGTACGTTTGATAGTAGCGGTAATTTTTTGGTGGGGACTACAAGTGCATTGGCAACAACTACGCATAGTTTTGTTGCTAACGGTGCAAGTAGTGGTGCGCCAATGGCATCAAGAAATCAGGGTGCAGCTTCTGGTAAATATTGGACTTTTGGTCCTGATACATCAAACAACTACCGTGTATTTAATAATGGTGGTACTGGTATGTATATGGTGGACGGTGCAACTGCTTGGACAGCAAGTTCTGATGAACGTTTAAAAGATATTATTGAACCGATTACTAATGCGGCAAACAAAGTTTCTCAATTACGAGCAGTAATTGGTAAATTTAAAACAGATGAAGAAGGAACTAGACGTTCTTTTTTAATTGCTCAAGATGTACAAGCGGTTTTACCTGAAGCTGTAAGCATTACGCCAAGAAAAGAAAATGATGACACGGATTATTTGGGTGTTTCATACACAGATGTCATTCCACTTCTTGTAGCTGCTATAAAAGAACAACAAGCCCTCATCACAGCCCTGACAGCACGAATCACAGCACTTGAATCCACTTAACCAAGGAGATTAAAAATGGAAATTGAAATCACAGCAGAACAAATTGCACAGCACTACTCTGCCGCAATGGACAGCGTAAACCTCATCAACGCAGGTCAGCCAGAAGGCATGTCTGATGCTGATTGGGCAGATTGCTTGTCACGCAACAAAGAGCATTTGAAG